AATGGAACCAGACCTCCTTTACAAAACGGCACTACACTGCTATAACCGCGCCCATACCCACAGAGCGTGGTGCCATGATCAAAATAGAACCAACTGACGACAAGCCGTTGCCGTTTAGTACATCTCCTGACGAGGTTGCTACCTTTCAGGACGAGGTTGCTCTTGCCGCAAATACAGCGGAGATACTTAAAGAGCTAGGTGCGCCTATTGAGATCGAGACATCCGACATCGACAAGACCGTCGAGTTGTTCAAGGCACGACGCAAAGCCACTAAAGATTTGCAGCAACCCGAGACAGCCTTCGCTGCATCCCTATTTCTAAAGACCTACGCCAACCGAGTTGCCGCCGACGTACAAGAAGTGCGAAGCGCGATCACGGCGAAGCTCATGGAGATCGCCAACTGCGGCGACCCACGGTACGAACTGAAAGCTTTGGAGTTGCTAGGCAAGCACAGCGACGTGGGGTTATTCACAGAACGAAGTGAGATTACGATCAACCACCGGTCATCCGATGATCTGGAAGATGCTATTAAGGAAAGAATCAAGCGGCTGCTTAATAGTGATGTGGTGGATGTGACTCCCCTTGCCGAGAGTCTGGATGCGGAGTTAGGTGTAGCTTATGATGAGCCACGTGCAACTGAGATGTTGAGCTTGTTAGACCCGGACTCTGATCCAGAAGGCGATCACGACGATGACGACGCTAAGTGAAGTGTCGTTAAAGGACATACCCAAGATTCTGCCACTCCTAAGTGAGCAGGAGAAACGTCAGGTATTGTTCGAGTTAGAAGCCTTGCAAGAGTTAAAGCGCAAGGAAGGCGCACAAAATAGGTTCTTGAACTTCGTATCTGAAGTCTGGCCTACGTTTATAGGGGGTAGGCACCATGCGAGGATGGCTGATGCGTTTGAAAGAGTGGCTCGTGGCGAGTGCAAACGACTCATCGTCAACATGCCACCACGCCACACGAAGTCTGAATTCGCCTCATACTTGCTGCCAGCATGGTTTTTGGGCAAGTTTCCTCACAAAAAGGTGATTCAGACCTCCCATACCGCTGAATTGGCGGTGGGTTTCGGTCGAAAAGTGCGAAATTTGGTCGATTCCGAGGTGTATAGCCGCATATTTCCGGGCGTTTCGCTGCAAACTGACTCAAAAGCGGCGGGTAGATGGAACACAAACAAGGGTGGTGACTACTTTGCTATCGGTGTAGGCGGTGCTGTGACCGGTAAGGGTGCTGACATACTAATAATAGATGACCCGCACAGCGAACAAGAGGCAGCACTGGCCCAAGTGAACCCCGACATCTACGACAAGGTGTATGAGTGGTACACATCCGGGCCTCGTCAGCGTCTGCAACCGGGTGGGTCTATCGTGATCGTGATGACTAGGTGGTCGTTGCGTGATTTAACAGGCCAAGTGATCAAAGCAAGTGCCTCACGGGGTGGTGATGAGTGGGAAGTGATCGAGTTCCCGGCGATCCTGCCTAGTGGTAACCCGCTATGGCCTGAGTTTTGGTCGATAACCGAGCTAGAGAAGCTCCGCACTGAACTGCCAAACAGTAAGTGGCAGGCGCAATACCAACAGCAGCCCACATCTGACGGTGCAGCTATCGTCAAACGGGAATGGTGGCGGGTCTGGGAGCAAGAACGGCCCCCGCAATGTGACTACATCCTGCAAACATGGGATACGGCGTTTGAGAAGAACACGCGGGCTGACTTTTCGGCGTGTACAACGTGGGGTATCTGGTACAACGACGAGGATCACGGGCAGGCCAACATCATTCTGTTGAATGCGTTCAAGGAGCGCATGGAGTGGATCGAGCTAAAAGAGACGGCATTCAAGCACTACCAAGAGTGGGAGCCGGATGGCGTGCTGATCGAGAAAAAAGCGTCGGGTTCCCCGCTGATCTATGAGTTCAGGGCGATGGGCATCCCCGTGCAAGAGTACACCCCGAGTAAGGGGAACGACAAGATTAGTAGGTTGAACTCGGTGTCGGACATCATCGCGTCAGGCAAGGTATGGGTGCCAGAGACTCGGTGGGCCGAGGAGCTAGTAGATGAGATCGCTAGTTTCCCCAGTGGTGAGCATGACGACTTAGTTGATGCCACGACACTTGCGTTGATGCGATTCCGTCAGGGTGGGTTTATTCGCCTGCCTAGTGACGAGCCAGAAGAAATTAAATGGTTTAAGTCCCAGCGGAATGCTGGCTATTACAACGTGTAAGGAATAATCATGGCAATCGATAAAGGACTGTATGCAGCGCCTCTCGGCTTAGCCGACGCAGCTGTGGCGGAGCCGGACTTGGAGATTGAAATCGAAGACCCAGAGTCGGTGAAGATCGGCATGGATGGTGTTGAGATAGAAATTGAGAAGCGCGAGCCTACCGCAGAAGATTTTGATGCAAACCTCGCTGAGTTCATGGATGACGGTGAGTTAGCATCGCTCGCAGATGATTTGATTGGTGACTTCACTGGTGATGTGGACTCACGCAAAGACTGGGTAGATGCTTACGTAAAAGGCTTGAAGCTGCTGGGCCTGAAAGTGGAAGAGCGTAGCGAGCCGTGGTCTGGTGCGTGTGGTGTGTTCCATCCGATGCTGACCGAAGCAGTTGTGCGGTTTCAATCAGAGGCAATCGTCGAGACGTTCCCAGCGATGGGACCAGTTAAGACCCAGATCGTCGGTGCTATCGACAAGATGCGTGAAGAAGCAGCTGCACGCGTACGCGAAGATATGAACTACCGTCTGACTGAAGAGATGGTCGAGTATCGCCCAGAGCACGAGAAGCTGTTGTGGTCTCTACCATTGGCGGGTTCAGCATTTAAGAAGGTCTATTACGATCCGTCACTAGGTCGTCAGGTGGCGATGTTTGTTCCTGCTGAAGACATGGTTGTGCCATATGGCGCGTCGAGTCTGGAGACGGCGGAGCGTGTTACACATGTGATGCGTAAGACCAAGAACGAGCTACGCAAGATGCAAGTAGCTGGGTTGTACAGAGATGTCGACCTTGGTGATCCGCAGAATGTGTTGGATGACATCGAGAAAGAAAAAGAGCGCGAGCAGGGTTACGTCGGTAATGTTGACTCCCGATACAAAGTGCTTGAGATGCACGTCGAGTTGGACCTGCCCGGCTTTGAAGATAAGGATAAAGATGGCGAGCCGACAGGTATAGCATTGCCATACGTCGTCACCATCGAGCGAGGCACCCAGACTATCTTAGCTATTCGTCGCAACTGGTACGAGGATGACACACTAAAACTGAAGCGCAATCACTTTGTGCACTATGTGTATGTGCCGGGGTTTGGGTTCTATGGCTTTGGCTTCATTCATTTGATCGGTGGCTACGCTAAGGCGGCTACATCCATCATGAGGCAGTTGGTGGACGCAGGTACGCTGTCTAACCTGCCGGGTGGTATGAAGAGTAAGGGCTTGCGGATCAAAGGTGACGATACGCCTATCGCGCCGGGTGAGTTCCGTGATGTCGATGTGTCGTCAGGTTCGATACGCGACAACATCCTGCCTCTGCCCTACAAAGAGCCAAGTCAGACGCTGTATCAGTTGCTGAATCAGATCATCCAAGAAGGCCGCAGTTTCGCTTCTGCTGGGGACATCAACGTCAGCGACATGAGCACACAAGCTCCTGTTGGTACCACACTGGCTATTCTTGAGCGCACACTAAAGATCAGCACAGCGGTGCAAGGTCGCCTGCACTATGCGATGCGTGGTGAGTTCAAGCTATTAAAAGCCATCATCCGTGACTACACACCAGAAGAGTACAGCTACACACCAGTAGACGGCGACCGTCAGGTCAAGCAAGCCGACTACGACATGGTGGACATCATCCCTGTGTCTGATCCAAACGCTGCGACGATGGCGCAGAAGATCACACAGTATCAGGCAGTGATTCAGTTAGCTCAAAGCGCTCCACAGTTGTATGACCTGCCGCTGTTGCATCGTCAGATGATTGAGGTGTTAGGCATTAAGAACGCTAATAAGTTAGTGCCTGTTGATGATGACGCAGAGCCTGTCGACCCTGTGCAGGAGAACCAGAACATCCTGATGGGTAAACCAGTCAAGGCGTTCATTGAGCAAGACCATCAAGCTCACATCGCTGTGCATATGGCAGCGATGCAAGACCCCGTGCTACAGCAGATGATGCAAAATAACCCCGCTGCACCTCAACTTCAAGCAGCTGCAATGGCTCATATCAACGAGCATATTGGCTTCCAGTACCGCAAAGATATTGAGAAGCAGCTTGGTGTGTTGTTGCCAACTGAAGAGCAAAACAAGCGGATGCCCCCAGAGATCGCAGCTCAGATTGCTCAGATGTCAGCTCAAGCAGCACAACGCCTGTTGATAACCCACCAGCAAGAAGCAGCGCAACAACAAGCGCAGCAGCAAGCACAAGACCCTGTCATTCAAATGCAGATGCAAGAGCTTCAGCTTAAACAGCAGGAGATTCAGCGCAAGATGGAGAAAGACCGCATCGATGCGCAGCTTAAGCAACAGCAACTACAAGTTGAACAGGCTCGCATCGCAGCACAAGAAAAGATCGCAGGGTTGCAAGTGGGTGCTAAGACCGCCCATGCCCAGAACGAGCTTAAGGCGCGGATGGAGGTTGAGGGTATCAAGCTGGGACTGCAAGGTAGCAAGCAACGTCAAGAAGCTTCACGTGCACAACGACCACAACCTACACCACCTAAGAAGGAGACTAGATGAATGAGCGAACCGTCCTAGGCTATTTAAAAGATAAGTTTAAGGACGAGCAAACACTCAGGGCTGAGTTTCTTGCTACTGGCAATGCCACCAGCCTTGAAGAATACAAACACGTAGCCGGAGTGATCCGGGGTCTGGCGATGGCTACGGAAATCCTAGATGACCTCGTGCAACGACTGGAGAATTCTGATGAATAGTGCTGTTGACCTCTCGCAGGCTGTAGACCTGTCTGCTGTATTGGACAAGTCTGCCGAAGAGAAAGCTAGGCAGTTGCCTGAACCAGCGGGGTATCACATCCTCGTTGCTCTGCCTGAGTCTGAAGAAAAGTACGAGAGTGGCCTAATCAAAGCTGACGAAACTCGTCGGTTCGAAGAAGTGCTATCCACGGTGTTCTTCGTGGTTGCCTTAGGCCCTGATTGTTATAAAGACCCGGCGAAGTTCCCTACCGGCCCATGGTGTAAGAAAGGTGACTTCATCTTAGCTCGCCCTAACAGCGGCACCCGACTCAAGATTCATGGTCGTGAGTTCCGTCTGATTAACGACGACTCGGTTGAAGCGGTGGTGCAAGACCCCCGTGGTATTTCACGTGCATAAGGAGAAGTGAATGGCTACTAATAAGATGGAGTTGACTGAGTTCGAGTTCCCGGACGAGAAAGAGGTAAAGCTGGAGGCAGAGCCTAAAAAGGTAGCAGCCCCTGAACCAGAGATCGACCTTGAGATCGTAGACGATACCCCGCCTCAGGATCGTGGTCGCAAACCAATGGCTGAACCGCCTGAGGATGTGACTGAGGATGAGCTAGCTTCGTATGATGAGAAAGTACAAAAACGCCTCAAAAAGTTTACAAAAGGTTATCATGACGAGCGTAGAGCTAAGGAAGAAGCCCTGCGTGAGCGTCAGGCTGCGGAAGAGTTCGCCCGTCAGATGTACGAGGAGAACAAGCGGTTACAACAGCAGTTGTCTGAAGGCTCAAAGTTGTTTATTGAGCAAGGTAAGACCGCCGCCCAGCTAGAGCTTGAGACTGCCGAACGCAAGTACAAAGAGGCTTACGAATCTGGCAACTCAGATGCGATGGTCGAAGCTCAGCGGATGATTGCGTCAGCGACTCTTAAGCTTGACAAGGCTGAGAATCTTAGACCTATTGAAGTAGAGGAAAAACCCGAGTATAGTCCGCCGAAACAGGTTGCTTCTCCTAGGGATGCCAAGTTACAGGAATGGCTTGCAGATAACCCTTGGTACGGCGACAACGACGATCCTGAACATACTGTAATGAGCGCCACCGCCCTTGGTGTGCACAACGCTCTAGTTAAACAGTACGGTCAGGGTTTCGTCGGAACAGATGACTACTACGAGAAGATTAATTCTCGTATGCGCAGAAGTTTCCCCGACTACTTCGGGAGCCAGCAAGACCCTCAGGATACCGAGGAGGATGAACCGCCAGTGCGGTCAGCCCCTTCCCGTGCCAAACCCGCTACTGTCGTAGCTCCAGCTACACGTAGTACGTCGCCCAAGAAGGTAAAGCTAAACGCTTCACAAGTGGCTATCGCCAAGCGTTTAGGTGTGCCTCTTGAACTCTACGCCAAGAAGGTTGCTGAACAACAGGAGAATAGATAATGGTTACCGAAACTCGTTTAACTCGTAATACTGAGTCCCGTGACAAGACTATGCGGAAGCAATCGTGGGCACCCCCTGAGCTTTTGCCTTCGCCTAATCCAGAACCCGGCTTCAAGTTTCGGTGGGTACGCGTATCGACGCTAAATTCCCCGGACCCTATCAATATTTCTGCTAAGCGGCGTGAAGGCTGGGAGCCAGTTAAGGCTTCTGAGCATCCTGAGCTGCAATTCCACATTGACCCCGAGTCGAACTCGAAAGATGTGGTCGTAATTGGTGGGTTGATGCTCTGCAAGACCCCTGAAGAGTTTGTCGAGCAACGTAATGCTTATTACCAAAAGCAGGCAAATGATCAGATGACTGCGGTAGACAACAACCTGATGCGCCAGAGTGATCCACGGATGCCGCTGTTTAATGAACGGAAGTCATCCACGACCTTTGGTTCTGGTAAATAATTTTTGGAGTAAATCATGGCTTATCCTACTGTAAGTGCCCCTTACGGCCTAAAGCCAATCAACTTGATTGGTGGTCAGGTCTTCGCAGGTGCAACTCGTCAGTTGCCGATCACTGCCACTCCCGGTTCGGGCGGCGGTTCGATCAACTACAACACCCCTATCTACTACGGTGATGTAGTGCAACTGAGCCAAGCAAACAGCACCATCATCGTTTCGACTCTGGATACAGATACATCTCCAGTGCCGGGCGTTGTTGGCGTGTTCTTGGGCTGCACCTATACCAACCCTGTTACTAAGCAAAAGACCTTCAGCCAATACTGGCCCGGCTTTGCTTCTGGCGTAGCTGACGCATATGCGTACGTTGCTGATGATCCTGACCAGCTCTACAAGGCTGCTTCGGTGGGTAACACCGTAAACACCACCGGTTTGGTTATTAGCGCTGTTTCGCAGATTGTTGTTGGTAACAATGCCACCTTGATTCTGAACACCGGCTCGGCAACGACTGGCGATTCGAAGATTGGTGTGTTCGCCAATGCAGTTAGCACATCGCTGCCAATGCGAGTCGTTGATGGTGTCCCAGATACCGCAACCTCGAACGGCTACACCGAGCTGATCGTCAAATTTAACTTTGGCTATCATTCGTACAACAACGCCGCTGGCGTGGCTTAAGGAGTAAATCATGGCTATTTCACGCGCACAACTACTGAAAGAGCTGCTCCCCGGCCTGAACGCCTTGTTCGGTATGGAGTATGCTCGTTATGGCGAAGAGCACAAGGAGATCTACGAGACTGAGACCTCCGAGCGTTCATTCGAAGAAGAAACCAAGCTGTCCGGCTTCTCGGCAGCGCCGGTTAAAAACGAAGGTTCTGCAATTGCGTATGACAATGCGCAGGAAGCATGGACTGCTCGATACAACCACGAAACCATCGCTCTGGGTTTCTCGCTGACCGAAGAGGCCATCGAAGACAACCTGTATGACAGCCTGTCGGCTCGTTATACCAAGGCGCTGGCTCGTGCTATGTCGTACACCAAGCAAGTTAAGGCGGCTAACGTCCTGAACAACGGCTTCTCCAACTCGTATCCGGGTGGTGATAACGTCTCTCTGTTCAACGCTAACCACCCACTCGTTTCTGGTGGCGTCAACAGCAACATCCCTGCAACTCCTGCTGACCTGAACGAGACTTCTTTGGAAGCCGCCGTTATTCAGATCGCAGCATGGACCGACGAACGTGGCCTGCTGATCGCTGCTAAGCCACGCAAGTTGATCGTCCCACCTGCTCTCCAGTTCGTTGCTACTCGTCTGTTGGAAACCGAACTCCGCGTCGGCACTAACGACAACGACATCAACGCTCTGAAGAACAATGGTTCGATCCCTGAGGGCTACACGATCAACCACTTCTTGACCGACAACAACGCATGGTTCCTGACCACTGACGTTCCAAACGGCATGAAGCACTTTGTTCGTACGCCGATGTCAACGTCAATGGATGGTGATTTTGATACAGGGAATGTACGCTACAAGGCTCGTGAGAGGTACAGTTTCGGCTGGTCGGATCCGTTGGGTATGTACGGTTCGCAAGGCGCGTAACGTAAAACCTAGGCTTTATGCGGGTTTTGAGGGGGCTTCGGCCCCCTTTTAATTTTTTACTTGTGTTACAGGGCTAAGGAGTGTTAGAGTTCGTTTAGATCAACTTTCCTTGGGGTTATAACATGGCTGTCATCTATCGCATCACCAACATGGCAAACGGCAAGTACTACATTGGTAGCGCCGATTCATTCGCCCGTCGAGAATGGCAACACAAATACGACTTGAAGCGAGGGGTGCATAAGAACCCACGACTTCAGGCAGCGTGGAACAAGTACGGCCCTGATATGTTCGTATTTGAGGTTATTGAAGAGCTGCCGGAGGGGGCAGACCAGCTTCAGATAGAAGATACCTACTTAATGAAGTGCGTCGGCCAGCCGGACTGCTACAACATTAATGCCCACGCAGAACTTGCTAGGTTGGGTATGACACTTTCTCAGGAGAGTAAAGAAAAATTAAGCCGTAACCGTAAAGGTAAAGCCGCTGGGGAAAAGCATTACCGCTATGGACAGACCGTCTCTCCAGAGATACGAGAGAAGATTGGTGCTGCCCAGCGGGGCAAACCCAAAGGGCCGGGGCGTAAGGTGTCGGAAGAAGGCCGGGCAAAAATCCGTGCCAACATTGAAGCAGGGCGTAGCCACAAACATTGGTTAGGCCGTAAACACACAGAGGAGGCAAAGGCCAAAATGAATAAAGCCGTATTTTGTAAAACCGACGGGATTATGTTCCCCAGTTTGACGGCGGTGCTTCAGCACTACGGTATAAAAATGCCAACACTTCGTCGGGCGTTGAAATCAGAGGAACCAATTAAGAAAGGCAAGCTGACGGGGTATGTTTTTGCCTACGGGGGTATCGATCCGCAGTTCACTTTAATGGATCGAATCTTGACTCAGAAACACCTTGACTCCCAGCTTTCCACCTAGTATAAGAGCGGTAATCCGGGTAACCCGGTGCGTCGAACAGTCCCGGCTGACTTCATGCAGATCGACGTACCTAACCGCATGAGGGAAAACATGGCTCTTTCTACTACCCAAAGCATTTGGCGTTCGGGTGGCGGCGATCAAACACGTACTGCTTACTGCGGTTCTGGTGTGATGGCTGCTGAGTTTTACATCGCTGACGCTTCTGCTGCTGGCAATGTCAAGGTATCTTCTGTTGCTGGCGCTCCTAATCTAATTCTCCCAGCCGGTGCTGTTGTTCTGTCTGTTGCAATTAACAACGCAGGCTCTGGCTCCATCGATCTGGGCACAACTGGCTACACCTCGGGCACTGCTGCTCCAGCAGCTATTGCTAACAACCTATCCGTTGCTTCGGCTGGCGTGATTACTAGCGGCCTGACTCTGACTGCTTCGACCGAGATGGCATACGTGACTTCGCGTGATGATACTTCGGGCGGTGGCACTGTTGGTGGATACATCACCTACTTCGTCGTTGATCCGTTGGTAGGCCAGCAGAACGTCTAATAGGAGGCGATCATGCGTCAGATAGTCGTCTCCCAAACCGGACTAGGCACATCGGACCCGGTGCCTCTGGACACCTATATTTCACCATTCCAAGTCAGTATCGGAGTGGCAATGGGTGCTGGGTCTGAGGTTGCAGTTGAACACACATTCAGTAATGTGCTTGATTCGACGGTTACTCCGATTTGGTACAGCACGTTTTCATCGGCAGCAGACGAAGGCTACTTGCTACAAGAGAACGGCGACGCGATCTTGCAAGAGAACGACTCGTTTATTCTGACTGGTGATTACAACGTATCGCACTTTATAGACTACCCGGTATCAGCACTTCGGCTTAATACCATCCAAAACACTGGCACGGTAACGATGACGGTGTTGCAGGCAGGAATGCCCGGACGTTAATTTTTAGGAGAGTTTCATGGCTAATGCGAAAATTTCTGGCCTGCCTGCCGCCACTACCCCGTTGGCAGGTACTGAGGTCCTTCCGATTGTTCAAGGTGGGGTGACCGATCAAGTATCGGTAGCAAACCTGACTGCGGGTCGTGCTGTTGGCACGGGTAACTTGACTGTTACTGGCACTGCTACAGTTAGTTCTACGGCGGACGTAGCGGGCAACTTCTCGGTTGCAACGAACAAGTTCAACGTAACTGCTGCATCAGGCAACACGACAACCGCAGGCACACTAGGCGTAACAGGTGACTTCGCGGTTAACACCAACAAGTTCAACGTCACTGCCTCGTCGGGTAACACCAGCGCTGCTGGTACTTTGTCTTGCACAGGCGACTTTGCGGTTGCGACCAACAAGTTTAATGTGACTGCGGCTTCTGGTAATACATCGGCAGCGGGTACGTTAAGTGCCACAGGCGACTTTGCAATCAACACCAACAAGTTCAACGTAACTGCTTCGTCGGGTAATACCAGCGTTGCTGGTACCTTGGGCGTAACGGGTCTGACTACTGCAACAGGTGGTCTGGCTGGTGGTGTTCAATCGTTGTCCGGTGCCGGTGCAGTAAACGTCACGACCCTAGCAACAGCATTTACTTCGACAGCAACAGGTAATGCGCTGACTTTGGCTGATGGTTCGGCAGGTCAGATTAAGACCGTTGTGTACGTAGCTGAAGCTGCTGGTGCTGATACTGGTGTGCTGACCCCGGCAAATCGGATTGGTTACGCATCGATTACGTTAAGCGCAGTTGGTGACTCTGTGACCTTGCAGTTTGTTGGTTCTGGTTGGGCGGTTCTGGCAGTTAATGGTGCAACTGTTACTCCGTAAATACTATGGCTAAGACTCCGGCATGGCAGCGCAAAGAGGGCAAGAACCCCAAGGGCGGTTTGAACGCCAAGGGACGTGCTTCGTATAACGCAGCTAATCCGGGGAAACCCGGACTCAAAGCGCCGCAGCCGGAGGGTGGGCCTCGTCGTGATTCATTTTGTGCTCGGATGAAGGGTATGAAAAAGAAGCTGACGAGCGCCAAGACAGCAAATGATCCGAACAGTCGTATTAACAAATCTCTACGTGCATGGAAGTGTTGAAATGTCTGAGCACCACGAAACTACTAAACATGTCGTTGATGCCCTGTCACTGGTTACAGTTGTAGGCACGTTAATTCAATTGCTTCCCGCTGTAGCTGCGCTGTTCACGATTGTCTGGACAGCTATTCGTATTTATGAAACCGACACCGTACAGCGTTGGATTGGTAAGGAGAAACAGGATGAAAAAGGCGAAGGCAAAGCCGATTAAAGGTTCAGCCCGTACCAAAAAGTTTGATGCTGGCGGTCTAGCTGCGCTAGCAGGTCTAGGCACTCTTGCGTATCTAATGTCGCGCAAGAAGAAGGGCGACGAGGGTGGCAAGTTTGAAGACTTAAAGTCGGTTGAGAAGACCAAGACCCTTAAAGAGCAGATTGGTAGAGACGCCGAAGCTCCGGCAATGAGCGCCGAAGTAAAGCGTGCCATGGCTGCGTCGAAAGGTCGTCCTGAATTAATCCCAGAAGGTGCTGATGAAGCAGCGATGCGTAGCGACGTGGGGCTAAAACGTACCATGCCCGCAGCGAAGAAAGCCACGGCGGGTGGCAGTGCAAGAACAGCTGCAAAGATGGTGGCAGACAAAGTTATGGAGAAGGCTGCAACTCAGTCCTTCCCTGTTAGCACAGCAGGCAAAGCAAACGTCGATCTCCCATCAAAGCCATATCCAAAAGGCGTAAAAGGCACTACAACTGATCCATACCTGCGCCCTTCTCTTGGTTTAGGGTTGGATGAACGTCAGCAAGCTCGTAAAGACTTTTTATCCCGCCGTGCAGCAGAGGCCAAAGAAAGAATGGATGCGGAAGAAAAGGCTAGAGCTGCTAGACGCAAGGGTGTTGCTGATACCGAGTATGACACCATGGGCAACCCGATCATGAAACGTGGCGGCAAGGTCAAGAAGTACGCATCTGGTGGCTCAGTTTCGTCGGCAAGTAAGCGTGCTGATGGCATCGCCCAGCGTGGCAAGACCAAGGGAAGGATTTGCTAATGGCTAAGAAAGAAAAGCTGTACTACGACGACTCGGGCACCAGCTTTAAAGAAGCGTTTGCGGAAGCTCGTGCGGAAGGCAAGAAGACTTTTGAATGGAACGGTGAGAAGTACAACACCAAGTTAAAGTCGGATGCCAAAGGCCCAGATGAGTCCGCCGCAGAGACTAAGCGGTTAACCCAACAAGCAGAAGCTACTAAGGAAGAGCCTAGAAAGCCTACTAATCGTGGCGCTGCCGCAGCCCTAGCTGGTGCGGGTGTTGGTATGGGTACAGCTGCGCTGTTGAGTGGTATGCGTCGTTCGGAAGAAGCACGCAAAGAACGCGAACTTGGTAAAGCTTCTGGTAAAGACGTGATGCGTTCACCTATACGCAATATCGCCCCTGAAGAAGCAGCCACTGAAAATATGAAGCGCGGCGGCAAAGTCAAGAAGTACGCATCTGGTGGCATAACTGCGGCTGTAAAACCAGAGCCGAAAAAAGACACGATGCCCGAGTGGGCAAAAGCTGAGCGTGAGAATAAGAGACGGGATGAACTCAATAAGCGTGAAGCCGAAGGCGCAGCTAAAGAAGTTAAGCGCAACATGAGCACTTTTGGTTTTAAGAATGGTGGGTCAGCTTCATCCCGTGCAGACGGTATAGCACAACGTGGTAAGACTCGTGGGAAGATCGTCTGATGCCTGCGGTTAGTGCAAAGCAAGAGAAGTTTATGCGGGCTGTGGCTGAGAACCCCAAGTTCGCAAAGAAGGTAGGCGTACCCGTGACCGTTGGTCAGGAATTCACTAAAGCCAAAGGAGGCGAGATGAAAGAGTCAAAAGCAATGGTTAAGAAGGAGATCGGCTTCATGAAGAAGAAAGGTGCCCCGAAGTCCATGATTAAGCATGAGATGAAAGAAGCTGGCATGAAGAAGATGGCCTCCGGTGGTCTGGCTGCTGGTCATAAACAAGCCGACGGTGTTGCTATGAAAGGCAAGACCAAGGCTAAACAAGTGTCGATGGCTGGTGGCAAGGGTATGAAAAAAGGCGGGTACTGCTGACATGATGGCCTCACGCGGGATGGGTGCAATTAACCCAAGCAAAATGCCGAAGGCCAAGAAGAAGGCCCGACGCGATAACACCGACTTTACTCAGTACAAAGAAGGCGGTGTTACTAAGTCTCGCGTGAATGAAGCAGGTAACTACACCAAGCCGGGTATGCGCAAGTCGCTGTTTGAGAGCATCAAGGCTCAGGCGACGCAGGGTACTGCGGCAGGTCAGTGGTCGGCACGTAAAGCGCAGTTGCTGGCAAAGAAGTACAAAGAGAAGGGCGGAGGTTACCGTGGCTAGTAAATTCCCAGACCTGACCGGCGATGGCAAGGTCACGCAAGCAGATGTGCTAAAGGGCCGTGGCGTCGAAGGTATGAAGAAGGGTGGTTCCACAAAAAAGTGGATTCAGTCAGCCATCAAGAAGCCCGGCGCGTTGCGTGCTCAGCTTGGCGCAAAAGAAGGCAAGCCAATCCCAGCAAAGAAGCTGGCAGCGGCAGCGAAGAAACCCGGCAAGTTAGGTCAGCGAGCAAGACTGGCGCAGACGCTGAAGAAGATGAAGTGAAATGAAAGCCCCGCAGCAGAGCTTAAAGGCGTGGACGGAGCAGAAATGGCGCACAAAGAGTGGCAAGCCATCGTCGAAGACTGGCGAAAGATACCTGCCGGAAAACGCGATCAAGTCACTCAGCCCAGCCGAGTACGCAGCAACGACCAAGGCGAAGCGGGCGGGGAAGAAAGCTGGCAAGCAGTTCGTCGCGCAACCAAAACGCATAGCCCAGAAGACGGCGAGGTTTAGATAATGGCTGTTACAACTAGTACAACTGCGTTTAACCCTGACCTTAACGAGATATTCGAAGAGGCGTTTGAGCGTTGTGGGCTAGAGCTTCGTACCGGCTATGACTTTCGTACCGCACGGCGCAGTCTGAACTTTCTGATTGGGGAGTGGGCTAACCGAGGTATTAACCTGTGGACGATTGAACAGGGCTCGATTAACTTGGCGCAAGGTGTGGTGACTTATGATTTACCTAATGATACCGTGGATCTTATTGAGCATGTTATTCGCACTGATTCCGGACAGGGCCCTAACCAGACGGATTTAAACATCACACGGATTAGCGTCTCAACTTACTCAACGATCCCAAACAAGTTGGCACAAGGTCGCCCCATTCAGGTCTGGATTAACCGGCAGAGTGGGCAGACAACCGACTTGTTGGGTGCAACACCGAAGTATCCGCAGATTAATGTGTGGCCTGCGCCAGATCAGGGTACGACTCAGCAACCCTACTACGTGTTTTATTACTGGCGGCTAAAGCGCATCTACGATGCTGGCACGGGTACCAACGTGATTGACATACCGTTTCGCTTCCAGAACTGCTTGGTGGCAGGGTTGGCGTACATGATTGCAGTTAAGAAGCCGGAAGTTGACCCGATGCGGATTCAGGCATTGAAGTTGATGTACGACGAGGCTTGGGATTTGGCAGCAAGCGAAGACCGCGAGAAGGCAGCTGACCGTCTGGTACCTCGTGAAATGTTTATTGGTTAGCCATGGGGAATAGATTTTCCAGTGGTAAGAACTCGATTGCGGAATGTGACCGTTGCGGGTTTAGGTTTAAGTTGAAGTACCTGAAGAAGTTGGTTATTAAGACCAAGCAGGTTACGATTAAGGTGTGCTCAACATGCTGGGAACCAGATCAGCCGCAGTTGCAGTTAGGTATGTATCCGGTGCAGGATCCACAGGCGGTGAGAGAGCCAAGACCAGATAATAGCTACAGACAGGCGGGTTATACAGGGTTGCAGTTGACGTTGAATACTGACTTTGGTGATCCGTCAGGTGGTAGCCGGATATTCCAGTGGGGCTGGTACCCGGTGGGCGGGGCAAGTGCAAATGATGCAGGGTTAACGCCGAACGCTCTGGCTCCGGCGGGTATAGTGGGTAACGTAACAATCTCGTAGGAGTGACTATGGACAGCATGAAGAAGATAGCCAAAGCAGAAGTGAAAGCGCATGAGAAGCGGATGCACAAAGGCATGGCTAAAGGTGGCGTAACCGGTGAGGCTATGCGCAAGTATGGTCGCAACCTAGCGCGGGCTATGAACCAGAAGTCTACTGGTCGGGGCCGCTAATGGCTAAATATTCACAAAAGCAGGGCGGCAAAGAAGTAGGCCAAGCTGCGGTTTATGCGGAGCCACATACCATGGACGGTAAAAAAGTTAAAGCTGATCTGCCTTATACGGCGGGCGCTAAGGTTATGACTGAGATGAACCCATCAGTTGCTGGGTTGTCGAAGGGTAACTACAAAGAAACCAAAACTTCCGGCATCAAGATGCGCGGTGCTGGTGCAGCTACTAAAGGCGTAATGTCGAGAGGCCCGATGGCATGACCTACACAGAGCTTGTTGCTGCTATTGAGTCGTACACACAAAACTATGAAGCTGACTTCATAGCAAATATTCCTACGTTTGTAACGCAGGCGGAGACACGCATCTATAACACGGTGCAGATTCCTGCTTTGCGCAAAAACGTAACGGGTATTACGACTAGCGGTAACAAGTATCTGTCTTGCCCGAATGACCTCCTGTCGGTGTTTTCTATGGCGGTGATCGACAACGGTAACTACGAGTATCTGCTGAATAAAGACGTGAACTTTATGCGGGCGGCATATCCTAGCGCAACTGATGAAGGATTGCCCAAGTACTACGCGCTGTTTGGCCCTACGGTTGTGAACAACACCATTACGGACGAGTTGAGTTTTATTTTGGCTCCTACGCCGGATGATCAATACACTGTAGAGCTACATTACAACTACTACCCAGAGTCAATCACAACTGCTGCTGATGGGCGCACATGGCTTGGTGATAATTACGACCCTGTCTTGTTGTATGGATCTTTGGTGGAAGCTTATACATTCATGAAAGGCGAAGCCGACATGATGGCGGTGTATGAGAAGAAGTACCAAGATGCGCTTGCACAGTTGAATCGTCTGGGTACAGGTCTTGAGCGTGGTGATGCGTACCGTGATGGTCAGGCTAAGATTAAGGTGAATCCGTGATCCAACAAGGTCTGACAAATAGCTTCAAACAAGAGATGCTCCAAGCCGGGCAGAACTTGGCAACCGATACGCTAAAGATGGCGTTGTACACAGCGTTTGCAGATATTGGTCAGGAGACCACCGCGTATACCACAAGTAATGAAGTCACCGGTACAGGTTATACGGCAGGTGGTGTTGTCATGACAGGTGCGACAATTAGCACGCAGACTACTGGTCCAAATGCGGGCACCGTATACGTCAACTTCGATAATGTGTCTTGGCCCGGTGCTAATTTTACTGCGCGTGGTGCACTGATCTATAACGTCACACGTTCAAATAAATCTGTAGCGGTACTTGACTTTGGGTCTGACAAGACTTTTACTTCAACCAACAACACCGTCACGATGCCAGCAAACACGGCTACGACGGCTTTAATTCGTTTTCCTTGAGGAGTGATCATGCCTATCGCAAATTCGCAATTGGGTGAAACCGTTCAGGCTGGCGTAGGCAAGTCCGCGCAAGGCGATGCTCGTGTGGGTCTGGGCGGTGTGTTTAATGTGCAGTGCTTTGACGCTGACGGCAACCTGAAGTGGGAAGATACGTTCCACAATCTCGTCGTTAACCAAGGTTTGCAAGACTTGAACGACAAGTACTTCAAGGGCGTGACATATAGCGCCGCTTGGTATCTGGGTCTGGTAACAGGCCCCGGTTCGGGCACAACCTACGCTGCTGGTGACACGTTGGCTTCAAAAGCATGGACTGAGTTTACTGACTATTCTGGTAATCGTAAGTCTGTGACTTTTGGTTCGCCCACGTTGGCTGATCCATCAGTGATTAACAACACAGCTTCGCCTTCGTCGTTTGTGATTACAGGCGCAGGTGGTACGGTAGCCGGTGCATTCTTGACTAACGTAGCTACTGGCACATCGGGTATCTTGTTTTCGGAAGGTGACTTCACAGGTGGCGACAAGATCGTTGCTTCGGGCGATACCATCAATGTGACCTACACATTCAACGCAGACGCAGCGTAACGGAGGCTATATGGCAGCATTTAAAAAAGGCGAGACCGTCAAGGCCAAAGGAACTATTCCACAAGGCCCAGTTGAGTCCATGCGTATGGATGAGGATGGCAACGTGCAGTATCTGATTTCGTGGACTGACAGCGATGAGGTTACACAGTCGCGCTGGTTCGATGAGGATCAACTGACGGCAGTATAAAAGGTTAAGGGCGCATGTTTGGCATCACGACCTTTGCACAAGCGCCCTTTTCCGCACTGGGCGGTACGGTATTTGCTGTCGATGTTTCTGAGACGGTTAATTGCAGTGACACAGAAGCAGCGGTTTATACCACCAACCAGAGCATTAGCGAGACATTCAGCGGGTCAGACACAAACGCAGCACAGGTTGGGTTTGTAAGTGCAATAAGTGAAACGGTATCAGGAAGTGATACCAACGCGGCACAGGTTGATTTTGTAGTTGCAGTTAGCGAGACGGCTGTTGGTTCTGACACCGAGGCAGCACAAGTTGATTTTGTTGTAGCTCTTAGCGAGACCGTCACGGGAAGTGACGCGGAAGCAGCGCAGGTTGATTTTGCAGGTGCAATAAGTGAGACGGCTACTGGTTCGGATAGTCAGGCAGCGCAGGTCGGGTTTACTGCGGCGGTTAGTGAAACAGTAGAAGCGAGTGATGCAAATAGTGCAGTCTATACGACAGATCAAAGCGTTACCGAGAGCATAAGCGGTAGTAGCAGCGAAGCGGCGCAGGTAGATTTTGTCGTGGCGGTAAGTGAGACAGCCACGGGGTCAGATAGCGAGGCGGCGCAGGTTGATTTTGCTGTAGCGGTAAGTGAGACGGTAACGGGGTCTGAGGATGAAATTGTTTCGTTGGTGTTTTTTGCCAACCAAGATGAAACCGCAGAGGCATCCAGTGTAGAAGCAGCGGTATATCAGACGAACCAGAACATTAGTGAAGCCTTAACGGGGTCTGACGCAGTTGCAGCACAAACGGATTTCGTTGTATCGATTACTGAGTCGGTTACGCTGACGGAAACAGAAGTAGCAGTTGCCACGTTTGTGGCGGCGATGCTGGAGCAGGTTAGGTTCTCGGAAGTGTTCTTTGCCAGATTGCTGTGGGAGTTGATCCCAGATGACCAGCTAATAAATTGGCAAAATATAAACACTAACGGGGGAAGCGGGTGGAACAGTATTAACAGCGATACTGGCACCACGTGGAACGAGATAAACACGGTGTAATCGATGGCACTTGTAGTCGCAGATCGGGTAAAAGAAACATCGACCACCTCGGGGCAGGGGACACTTACTCTTGCCGGTGCGGTAGCGGGGTTTCAGTCGTTCGCAGTTATTGGCAACGGCAACACCACCTACTACACTATTGTTGACAACATCGCTAACACGTGGGAAGTCGGGATCGGGACTTATACCTCATCCGGTACGACGCTCTCAAGAGATACGGTGCTGTCAAACTCGTCGGGCACGACAGCCAAGATTAACTTCGCTAGTAACAGCAAGGATGTATTTGTCACTTACCCGGAAAGTAAGTCTACGTATGAGGATGAAGGAAACGCAGTATATGGCGGGGGCGGATCGGCAGCGATCTTCTTAAATTCAAATACTGTTAACGTAAATACAACAGTTGCTTCTGGGTACAACGGTATGAG